AGCGCACCATCGCATTGCAGGGCATCGCTCGTGGCATTGATGCTGACGGGTATGTCGTGCTCGCTTCGGGTACGCCAGCAACCAACCGCCCCGTTGAGTTGGTCGCACTGCTTGACACCATCGGTCGCCTTGACCCTGTGTTCGGTTCTGCTGGTTCATTCAAGTGGCGCTACTGCGACCCGATTCGCAATGCGTTCGGCTGGACATTCAACGGTTCAACCAACAGTGCCGAGTTGCACGACAAGTTGCGTGGCACTTGCTACATCCGCCGTAAGAAGGCTGATGTGCTCACCGAGTTGCCAGCCAAGCGCCGTGCTCAGGTTGCTATCGCTCTGACCGATGTGGAGTTGCGTGAGTACCTCCGCATTGAGTCTGACTTCCTCATGTGGGTGTACGGCAAGGGTGGTCGTGAGGCTGTCATGCGTGTGTCTCGTGCCGAGGCAATCACGCAGTTGACCGCACTGCGACAGGAGATGGCAAAGGTCAAGGTCAAGCACGCCATTGAGCACATTGAGTCCATCGTTGAGGGTGACCAGCCAGTGGTCATCTTCGGACATCACCGTGCGGTGCTTGAGTCCATCATCGCTGAGTGTGAGACACGCTCTGCTGAAGACCCACGATGGAATGTCGTGAGTGTTCTCGGTGGCAAGTCCGATGCACAAAAGCAACAAGCAGTGGACGACTTCCAGTCGGGTCGTGCGAGCGTGTTCGTGGGCAACTACACCTCCGCTGGTGTCGGTCTCACACTCACTCGTGCCAACCAGTGGGTGAGCGTGGAGTTACCGTGGACACCTGCTGAACTACAGCAAGCCGAAGACCGATGCCACAGATTCACGCAAACAGAATCTGTGACTTGCTGGCACCTGACTGGTGCTCGTGCCAATGGTCAGTTGACCATTGACGACCGACTCTTCGGTCTGCTCAACAGCAAGGCGGAGGTTCTCTCCGCAGTGCTTGACGGCAACGCCGAAGACCTCGGTGCTGAGGCTGGCTCACTGCTCGCCTCGCTCCTTGGTGACTGGGTCGGCTAACACAATCTGAGGTGGTGCTCACGGGCGTCACGAGGTGCGAGCCTCGTGGCGTGCCGTGGTCATTGTGGGGTCGGGACACTCCGCAGTGACCACGGGACGCAAGTCCAAACAGCACCAACACAACAAGGAATTAAACAATGAAGACACAAGCAATCATCACTATCAACCATCCCGACAACCTGTCAGCGAACTGGGTTATCGCTGATGTCATTGACCCATTCATCGCTGATGTCAACACTGGTGGCAACGATGAATGGAATCTCGCCTTGGCGTTGTCACTGACCGAGACGCAACTGCGTGACAAGGCATTGCGCAGTGCGCTGTTGCTGGTTCTCAGTGACTTCCCTGCGGACATGAGCAACGAGTGGATTCTTGACGGCGTCCTCAATGATGACGAGCGCATCATTGTGTGGGAGCCGTTCTCCATCGTCAACTGGGACAAAGAAGAACTGGTCGCTCACATTGAGCAGACAGCGGACACCATCTACAACACATACTTTCAATAAGGAGACAAACAATGAAGACAGAGACCATCAACAACATCCTGCTCGTACTACTGGGAATGGCACTTGCTCTTGGGAGTGTCATCTTGTGGGACACCGTGGACTACTACGCCAAGTGTGATGCGGTCGTGGTGCAGGACATCAATGGCAATCGCTACTGCGTGGACAAGGCAACGCTCGTTGAGAGCACAACAACTAATTACAACAAGTAAAGGACACATCATGAACCCATACGAACAACCCGAACAACCAATCGGTTGCCAATGCAATGTCACCTTCGGTGGTCAAGAGATGGCAGTCATCATCGCATTCGGTGATGACCCAGTTATCACTGACGACATCGGCAACCCTTGGTATGACCTTGACATCAATGTCTTCTACTACCTCAACGATGCAGAGACAGACCAACTACACGATGCAGTCAACAAAGGCTTAGAGGGCTTTGCTGTTGACGGCGAAATTGAAATAGTCATTGACAGTGACTTTGAATACCTTTTTCTTTAAGGAGCAACCAACATGAACATCACATCAGAACAAGAGCAGGCAGTAGACAACTGGGAGTACCAGTACCGACCCATCAAGAACCACATCAGTGGTGACCTTGGATGGAACGGCACCGTCTTTGAGACCTACGGAGACGACATTGCGTTCGTGGTTTCACAGCCACAAAACCTCATATGGACATGGGTAGACACCGACAATGGCACAACCATCCTCAGTGGTTACCACCTTGTCAATCGCATCGGTTACTTCGTGACCGAGTACCCATGGGTGAGACCAACCGAGGTGCAGGTAGAGACCTACACAGAAGAAGAAACAGAAGAGGAGCCGTTCTAATGCAGAACATCAAGTTCGTTCAGAGTGTGACCATCTCGGTCACCTTTGACATGTCCTTTCCCAGCGACTGGACACTCCAGCAGATTCTGGAGAGCATCAAGGACACCACCACTGATATCAGTGCACATGTCCTGCCCGAAACACTTCCACAAGGTGCAGTAAGTAACAGCACCATTGTGGATGACATCATTATCAACCACACCGCCATACAGGAGAACAACTAATGACCGCAACAACCGCCAGTGACTTCCAAGTCACGCTCGCATACATCCAACAGAACATTGATGCCATCGCTGAGTTTGCTCAGCAGTTCCTCAATGAGAACTACTTTGAAGACGATGATGTCTTCCACTCATACGGAGACCGTGTTGACCTCAACTTCATCCGAGATGAAGATGACAACAAGTGGAGGTGCTTTGCATACCCAGTGGTCAACGGTGACCCCTCCTATGACTACGAGGTAGCCATCCCAGTGGACACCGATACCTACAAGGTTGTGCGGTTCTACAAAGACATCAGCCGTGCCAACAAGGTCATCCTGACTGGACTTACCTTGCAGGACGCAAAGGAACACTGCAAGCGTGATGACACGCACAGTGACGACTGGTTTGACGGATACGAAAAGGAAAGCAAGTAATGGAAACACAAGTCAGCAAGCAATCACTGGACACCATCGTTGATGCTCTGTTCCTCTACATGAAGTGGAACGAGGGATTCTCAAAGGTGGCTATCACACAGAACGACTACGAAGCATCAGCACGACACATCATCAACGCAAACAACGCAGAGCGAGCAATCGCAGAACTCAAACAACAAGGAGACAAATAATGAACCCTGAGAAATACCATTGGTTCGCAGAAGACGGTTCCTATGGCAGTGGTGTCACCCTCGTGGTGGACACCAGCAACTGGACGGATGAAGACTGGCGAGACATTGAAGACACATCAGACAGCGAGCGCTCCACAGTGGCGCTTGAGATAACCAAGAAGAGAAAGGGGTAGGTCATGCCCACCACATCACCAGCGACTTACTACAAGGAATCCATCAGCAATGCGTTTGGCTCCCTCGTAGGCAAAACAGTATTGCGAGTGCGTCCGTTCGTACCGAGCGAGTATGAGATGTTTGGGTGGTCAGAAGGTCACGCATTCCTCATTGAGTTTGACGACAACACCTTGCTCATTCCCGTATCAGATGAAGAGTGCAACAGCGCAGGCTGGCTGTACATTGACGAACTCTAAAAGAAAGAACAACAAATATGAACACCAATCTTTGCAGTAACTGCAAGACCGAACTCAACGAAGATTCCATGCGCTGGTCAAGCGTCCTCAGCGGAGAAATCTGTGAGGGTTGCTTTGACGAAGACATGACTTACCCAGCGACCATCCGTATCGTTAACCCGAACGGTGATGTGGAGACCTACCTTGTCGGTGACCTCAACATCATTACCGAGTACGGAGACGATACAGACCTCCCTGCCAAGCGTCAGTGGGTCAGCACCGATGGCTGGCGTGGCTATAACAAGACAGAGATTGATGGCTGGGTAGCAGTACTCACTGGATGGACAACGGGTGGCTATGACGACCCCATCGCTCGTAGGAAGCGCCTGTTCAACAACTTTGCTGAGTACCTGCTAACCAATGACATCTACCCACCATGTCAGGTTGCCTTGATTACCGACACCACATCCAACCTGTTTTCAACCGCAGTGACCGTTCAGGTTCTTGCAAAGGATGAGGACACATTCAACAACTGGCTGAACTCAACCGAGTACCCAGCCGAAGAACTATCACACTCATTGTCTTAGAAAGGAGACACCATGACCACCATTATCCGTAACTATCAGAAAGATGAACTCATCTCTGATGCACAGGACATCTACACCAACTACACCTTTGAGGAACTTGATGGTGCGGTGTTCTTGACCAGTTGTGACATCACAGGCGCTGAGATTTACCACCTGACCAACGACAAGGTTGCTTGGATTCAATCCATTGACCTTGACTGGGTCGCTCCGTATGACGAGCGTGTCCTTCGCACGACATCATTAGACACTGTGGAGGTCAAGTAGCCATGGCAACATTCAAGTTCAAAGTTCAGTGGGACATAGAGGTAGACATAGACGCCATTGATGAAGACGAGGCATACGAAATCATCTATGGCGATGTCCTCCTTGATGCCTACGGCAGGGGCAAAGGCTCCCTCAGTGTTGACCTCGTAGAAGACATTGAAAAAAGTGAATGGGGTTTGTTTGATACCGACCCCGAAGAAGAACCAATTACCTACCTCGCTCTTAATGACGAGGATTACCTCTAAGGAGAACCCAATGATTAACCAACTACCGTTCTGGTGCCGTTCATGCGAAGCGGACTTCAACAACTTTGATGAGCAGGGAGTGTGTGGCAAGTGTGACACACCAAATGTTCTTGAGCGCCACAACATCACAGTGACCATTCCAGTAGACGCCTTCTCACTGCTTGACGCTCAAGCAAATGTAGAGGCTCTCATCAAGCAATTAATCAAACAGCAAATCGTCTCTCCAGAGACAACAGTGTTCTAAGGAGGACATCAACATGGGATACCAAACAGCACTCGGCATTGCCGAGACCGACATCAGCCTCAGCCAGCAAGTGTCATGGCACTTCAGTAGCAACTGCTACCCACCAGTGCCACAGTTGATGGTGCCAGTGGCAGTAGAAGCCATTGAGAAAGTTCTCTACGAAGACGGCGGTGAATTACTTCAACTGCCCGAAGGTGTGTCCTTCCGTGGTGACACTGAGGTCAATGCATACACCATCGTGGAGAACCTCCACCTGTGGGCATTCGTACACGACAACCTTGAAGGAGAGGACGAGTAATGGCTGAACAAATAAATACATCCATTGTCATTCATCACCGAGGATTCCTCCTCGGCTACAGCGTGTCCGTGACGCTTTGGGTAGAAGGTGAGTTTGAGCCACTGGTGGACAACCGACAGTGGACATTCACCAAGCGCAAGGCTCGCAGTATCGCACAAAAGAATGTCATGGCGATAGAAGCCATCAAAAAACTACAGGAGGCAATGCGTGCAGGTATCTAACTACCAACGATTCCGAAACCGTGTGCTGTACCCCATCGCAAGCATCTTTTTTGTGGTGGCTCTGTACATCTCATGGTTCAAGTCCATCTACCTTTACGGACAGCCCATCACGCTGTTAGTAGTCATGACTCTCGTTGGGTTCGGGTTTGCAATCGCAAACTTTAAACCCAAACGCTAAGTTGTCATCAACCAATCACGCCGATAAATTAGTCGGTGTGGTACCACCCACAACAAAAACCAAACACAGAAAGTAACTAACCATGTCACGAGAAACTTACGAATGGCTCAACACCAACATCCTTGTCGGATTCAGCGAACAGCGAGGTAATGCATGGCATTACAAGGAGTCAGCACAAGGCACCGAACCCAACCACTACACGGGAGCAGTTCCTGTGGATGATGTCCTCCGCCGTCTCTTCAACTGGACAGCAGTTGAGGCTGAGTCCTGTGTCCGTGTCCCAAATGGTGACGGAACATTCCGCCTCATCACTGACCCGACCCGAAAGGCAATCGTCCATTCCGATAACGACACCGTCTTTGCGGTGTTCAAGAACTCTTACCAAGTTCACCAGTACAAGAAGTGGCTCCTTGACACCGTTGCGAATCTTGTTGACGACAACGACCTCGCCATCGGCGGTGCTGGTCTCCTCCGTCAAGGTGCCAAGGCATATGTTCAGGTGGAATTGCCTGAGACGATTAAGACGCCATCAGGCTTTGACATTCGTCCTCACCTCCTCGCCTGCACATCACATGACGGCACCCTGTCATCAACCTTCCAGTTGGTATCCACTGTGGTCGTGTGTGACAACACGCTCGCTGGTGCCTTGAGTGAGAAGACAGCCAAGCACAAGGTGCGCCACAGCAAGCACTCCATCGGCAAGTTGCAGACAGTCCGTGACGCTCTCGGAATCATCCATGAGTACACAGATGACCTCATGCTTGAACTGGAGCGCCTGTCCACTCAGAAGGTCTCTGACCGTGAGTTCAATGCAATCATTGAGCACCTCGTGCCACTATCAACAGACTTGGACATCCGTCCTCAGGTCAAGGCTCGTGTGGAGAACAAGCAGGAACTCCTGCGCCACATGTACACCAATGACCCGATGGTCTCTCCATGGAAGGGCACTGCGCTCGGAGTACTTCAGATGTGGAACACCTACCAGCACCACTTCGCTGGTGCAGACGGTTCCCGTATTGAGCGCAACATGCTCAACGGCATCACTGGTAAGACCAGCGACCAAGACAAGTTCGTCTTGAACGCCATTGACAACTTGGTGCTCGCCTAATGGCAACGGAGGTAGAAGTGGGGGGCGTCAAGCCCCCCTCTTCTCGTTACATCCGCTTGACGGACTACGACACAGGTAACTTCGTTGACCTACCTAGCCTCAAGTTTGAGGACGATGGTCTGTGGAGGGACAAGGCATACTGCAAGGGTCAGACATACATGACCCCTGTGTTCTTCACCGAGAATGCACAGCGCAACAACACACGGGCAATGATGATTGAGAAAGCACAATCATTCTGTAATAAGTGTGAGGTGCGCAAGGAGTGTTACAACTTCGCACGGAAAAATGACTTCAGGCATGGTGTGTGGGGTGGTGTGGACTTCTTCGTATCCAGCGAATCACCACGCCGTATCCCTCTTCCCGACAGCATTGATTAAAGAAAGACATTTATGAAATTGAATATCAGCGAATTATTGGAGTCAACCTACTCAACAGAGCATCCTGAACTACTGGCGATGTATCACATTGACATTGAAGAAGAGGGGGAGGACGGCTCATGGCATGGGAAACTATGGTGGGACATGGAAGGTCAAGAGCGTACAATTCCATTCCTTGCAGTTAGTAACGCAAATGATGGTGGCAAGAACAAGTACACACCAATCACGGGTGTTGCAGATAAGAAAGCATTCTTTGAAGCATCACAAAAAGCATTCCCACAGTCTGCGGAGCCAGCAGACACGGCATGTGTTTATCTAGAACTGCGTCAGGCAGTACTGGACGAAATGGAATAACAGCAGTGGTGGTCACGCCAGCAGAAGGTGACCGTAAATAAGGGGAATCGTAATCCCCGTGCGCAGTGATTAACGGGTGCGCTTACCACAAGGAAAGACCCTCACCTTAATCGGTGGGGGTCTTTTCCTTTTCCTTTTCCTCAACCAACGGAAGAGAAACCACTCTGTTGGCTTTCTTTGGACACTTGTGTGTCGGTGGGATTGCCAACTTGATACTGGTACTCATTGAGACATTGCACGATGGGCACTGATACTTCTCAGTCATTATTGATTACCTTCCATGGACGCCACTTAGCAAGAAACTCCATGACCTCTGTCCTGTCCCACAGTGGTGTTGATGCCAACTGCACGAATGGTTCAGGGAACTCAGCCATCTGACGGAGTGAGTGAATCCGTTGCTTGGACACGCCAAGAACCTCAGCGACCTCAGAGGTGCCGAGAATATCTTCAACGGGTAGACACTTACTCATGACTCCATAGTACCTTTCTTGTAGACCGCTTTGTCTAGGACTAAGGGCGAGTCTTCTTCCACTCCGCCATACCAGCCTCGGTGTAGCGGTCACGGAGTGGTTTGCGTGTCTTCCAGTTAATGCAGTTCTTGCCCCAGTTCTTTGAACTGCGCCAGCCGATTGCTGGTCGGAAGAAAGGCTTGTTGTTCAACTTGTCATCAAGTGTTCTGAACACATTCTTGGTCTGAAATCCGAAGAACGAGATTCTGTTGGCAACGATAATTTGCTCTTCTTTGGTTGCGTTCTTTGGTGATGTTGCGAACTGCCATCCACCGAATCCACGCCATGCGCTTTGAGCGATACCGAGACCACCTGCGTAGTAGCCACCGTCATTCCACTTGTGGTTGGTCTCACACCATGAGACTGCTTCCCAGAAGCGGACTGAGCCTGCCTTTTTAGTTTTGAGTTGTGCCTGTAGTTCAGGATGCATCATGTTGATGCTTTGCGCTTGGACTGTTGTAGCCACAGTGGTTGTAGTCGTCACCTCCACTTCTTGTGCCGATGCTCCATGCATCCCTAATGGAAATGAAAGTGTGGCGACTAAGCCAATGCGTGCTAACAGCAAGGTGTACTCCTTTGTAGGCGGATAAAGCACGAAACCCATACCAAGAGAGACACGAGTGTCTCAGGGGGTGACCTTGGTATGGGCTTCTGTATCTACTATACAGGGTAGTTACTCCAACAACCCATACCTAACTGTTGATATGTCAATCACTGTTTCATTCATGTACGGAATAACACTCATGTTCACATTCACATTCTCCGTACTATCTTTGTGAGCGCTAGAACAAAGTTCGCAGTCACAGCCCTGTCGGTAACGGAGCCATGACCCGTGTGGCTTCAGAAGGGACTGCTTGCCATCCTTCATGGGCTGTCGCTCCTTAGGTGTGAGACCGCCCCACATGCCCCACTTCTCGTTTATGCCATCGTTGAGGCACTCTTTCCACAGAGGGCAACAACGGCACACTTCTCTCGCAATGGAGTAGTACTGCTCTGGTGCGTCCGCCTCCATGGGTGGATACCAAAACACATTGTTCCTCTTATGGCAGAGGGCTTCTAATCGCCAGTCTTCATCAATCATTAATTAATCCATGTTGTGTTTCGTACACTAGAAAGGTAGGTTTATTCCTATGACAACCAATACAAATACCCAGTCCCTGTCCACCCTCGTTGAAGAGCGAATCCGACTCAAGGCTGAGTTGGACAATCTCACTCAGCGTCTCAAAGACTTTGACGAACTCGTCATCGCTGAACTCCAAAGCCAAAATCTCACGAAGTTTGAGACCGCCGTTGGCAAGGTCAATCTCGTCCAGAGCAACACTGTTGTTTGGAATGACGAGGTTCTCAAGGAACTTCTCAAGCCAGTTCAGTGGAAGCGAATCGTCATTGAGAAGGTTGACAAGTCCCGTCTTGACGCCGAACTCGTGGTCGGTCGTATTGACGAGAGCCTCGTTGAAGTGGCTCGCTCCATCAAGCAGTCCAAGCCGTTCTTGCGCTAACACTAAATCCACTGCTCGTCAGGACGCTGGCTCTCTAGGGGGTCGGCGTCCTGCCTTTGGACACAGTCCCATCCACAACTGTCGTAGCCTGCGATGTCTGCCCAGTGGTCTTTCTTGTCAGGTGTCCATGCAATGCGTGCAATCTTGACGAGCATCATCATGACGGCAACATCGTGGGGACGAATACTTAATTCACCTCGTGATTGCATTGTGCGTTCAAGATATGCCTGCCACAAAGAACCACACGCAGAAAAGTTATCTAGTGGGTCTCCGTAGTCGGTATTCCTACCACCATTGATGTAAGCAAGTGACTCTTCTAGAATCTCGGAACGAAAGTTCTGTTCCATGGATTACTTGCTAAGAGCCTTTACAATCTCACGAGCCTCGTAATGGCTGACGCATTCACAGACAAAGTCGTAATCCATGGAGCCAATGCGCTTGGAGCGTGCCA